GCGGCTTACGCCTACATCTCAACCTGGGCACTCTTCGGAGTACTTCAGTAGTTGAGGTGATCATCTTTTGCTCCTTGAGGAGCTTTCTTCAAGGAGATAGAAAGTGGGTATTGCAGCCAGGTCCCGCCGTTACGGCTTGAACTCCGCAGGGTACTATGACTCTGTGGTGAACAAATTCACCGGTCTCCGCCTTTCAGGGGAGACGTGGACGAATGAGGACCCTATCAAATATCTCAGACAGGTTATTACCCGCTCTGGGAAGGAGAGAGGACTGCTTACGACGATCGGAAATAAAACCGTTCGTCTCCCGACTTTCTATAACCTCGGTATTTATGACCGAGTCCCGGGTCAAACCCGGGTGGTGACGACTTATCATCGTTCTGGGGACCCCTCTTCGTGGAGTACAATTGAGACTCTTGAAGAGTGGCGGAATCCCGACCCAAACGATGTCGCTAATGCGACAGGCTTGAAGACGGGTCCATGGACCCCCAAGCACGATGATGATGCTCTTAACCAGGCGCTTACCGAGTGTATTAATAACCTCGGTAACCAGAAGGCATCGATTGGTGCCGCTCTGGCGGAGGCTCGTGCTACCTATAACATGTTAGCCGATACCTCTGTTTCCCTCTTCTCTGCTGTCCGTGCCATGCGGCGCGGTAACTGGAGCGAAGCGGGACGCCGCCTTGGGATGAGTCCCTACCAAGTTGCGACTGGTAAGAATGCTGCCAATGGCTTCTTAGGATTTAAATATGGGTTTGTTCCCCTTATGCAGGATCTGCATGAGGGTTACAATTGGTTCGCAGATAATGCGGACACCCCATTACTCCTGTCTGCCATCGGCACTTCTTCCCGCACCTATTCTGGTGCGTACTCGTACAGCAACTATGATGCTCCCTGGTCGTATTCTAGCAAAGCTCAGGTAAAACTGACTGCTAAGATTACGGATAAGGGCAGGTATGTTGCTAATCAAGGGGGTCTTCTGAACCCCTTGGCTATTGGTTGGGAACTCGTTCCCTATTCTTTCGTCCTCGATTGGTGGATGCCTGTAGGAAATATCCTACAGTCATACTCTGACTTAGCCGGTCTCGATTTCGTGATGGGCTACGCCAGTCGCCGTACCGAGGCTAGTGTTACTTACCCATCATGGACTTCTCGCGGTTCTTCCGCAGTCCATTACTCGGTGGGTGAGCGAACTGAGGTGAAAGATCGCCTCTTTTCATTCACTAGGAACCCTTATCTCTCGTTTCCGAGACCTGGGGTTTATCGAAAGCAAAACTGGTTTAACCGTGAGCGCGGCATCGCCGCCCTCGCGTTATTTCGCCAGTTGTTCCGTTAGGAACACCCCCTCTAAGCAATCCCGCTTAGAGGTTCCTCGAGCAGTAGCTCTCATCCGCGCAATCTCTGCGTTGATATCTCAGTTAAGGATAATACTATGCCTCAACTTGCTAACCTGGTCCTCAAGGATCGGAAGGCGACTCCCGTCGACCATACTTTCACCCCCCGCGATATCGTGGACGGTGTTGCTACGGTCGCCGAGACCAGCGGTATCCCTCTCGGGGACAACCGTATCAGCGTTTCGCTGAATCGTCGGAATGCATCGGGTCGGTTCAAACCGACGGTGAAGTTCACCTTCCCGATCGTTCAGACGCAGACTGTCAACGGGGTTTCGACTCCCGTTGTCGTGCGTACGGCTTATGCCGAAGTCGCGTTTAATTTCGATCAGACTTCTTCGGAAGCTGAGCGGAACGACGTCGTCGGCATGGTCGCTGATGCCCTTGGTACTTCCAAGGTACTCATCAACGACACCGTGGTTAAGCTCCAGGGCGTTTACTAACGTCCTGGTGCCATCTTATGGGGAGGTAGGGGGCACCTGAAACTCTCCTAGGAGAGCATCATGCGCCATTCTGCCTTCCCCGCACTAGTCGTCTGTGCAATGATCGGCTTCTTTGCCATCTTAGCTTTGACGACCTTACAGGTCTTGGTTGTCAGTAGGCAGCCGGGCGATTATGGAGGATTACCCCATGTCAACCCGTCAACGCAGGTCGTCCGCGTACAACGCGAACCTGCGACTACCCGAGGGTCTGAGCGAACTCTTGATAAACGAAGTGAAGAATTTTCCTTCGTGTCCGAAATCGGACTACCTCAAGAGTGAATTCCTAACGAAGTTCGTGTCTAAGGACACGGCCCCTGCCATCGTACGCCGTAATCGGGCCATTGCAAAATGGCTCGCTACGGAGCGCGAGAACGAGGCCACTAACACACGACTCATGAACACACATCCGGATTTCCAAATCCTTCCGGGTGTTGAGTGGTGTGACTTCTTAGAATTCCTCAGGAATACTGTCTGCGGCATCATTGGCGAGACTGTCCCTGAAGAGGCCCTTTGTGGGCCCTTCTCCGGGGGAGCGTCGACCAGTCGCAAACGTACGAACAGCCATCCGGCTGGTAAGTACCTCGGAAAAGCACACGTTACACCCGAGTGCCTGATTCATCTTGAGTCCCTCTACGAGGCGACCCCGGGTTGGTCAGGCTTTTGGGCGGAAGGCCTCCGTTTGGAGGTCGTTCCTGGTAATGTGATGTTCACTGTACCAAAAACGACAGATATTGACCGTGTGGCTTGTAAAGAGCCAGACATCAATATGTT